CTAGATTTCCTCATGGCCTCTGCCATAAAGCATCTATTTTCCTTTTTCATTTGTTGTTGATACTCATCGGTGCAATCATCACAAATAGAAACCACCTCATCACCCCATCTTTGATAGTATTGCCATTTTTTGTATTCATACCGATTGTGGAAACAAACTGGATACCATTCATTCTTGGTCATCGTCTGGTGGTGGCTCTTGTGGTTCTCGCCTAATAAGCTGAGTATCGACTCCATCATTTTCAAACTGCCTTTGGTATGCGAGAGATAAAGCATCAATGGCTGCATCCCATCCACAAGCAAAAAAATGCTCACAGACCATGGACTGACCAGCAGGAATATCTACTTCCTTTAGTGTTTTGTAGAACGCTTCCATGCAATGCTTGTTTCTCATTTAATCAACTCCTCGACCCAGGATTTAGATAAATCCCAAGATACCTTTATTATCGCAAAAGGCAAGAAAAAGTAAATGCCGATCTCAACTAAGACTTTTGCCACTTTTTCCATGCAACCACTCCTGGCATCTCTGGCTGTTCTACATCAGCAAGAGTCCGATTGGCCAATGCTCGGAACTCAGCCCACTTCTTCTGATACTTCGCCTGCTCACTAGCAGGAACATAGCCATACAGTTTGCGCCACCGAATCGTAATGTCGGTGCTGCTAGGTGTGTAGATATATGTTCCCTCATCTAACTGCTTGGCTATCTTTCTTGCTTTACTGAAAAATTCATTTTCTTTTTGCATACTTTCTCTCCGCTTCCCTTTTTAAACAAAATGCACATTTCCACCGATGGATTGGTTTCAATCTGCTCCCTGTTGCTACCAACTTAAAACCATCTTTTGCCCGATAAACTTGGCAACTATGACACCACTTTGTTTCCATCCCATCCTTCCTTCATATATCCATATTCCGATGCATCTGCTACTGCTGTGAGCTTTGAACATACATCGCATTGGTCTATCCATATCCGGTGGCTCTCCCCATTTTTAAGGGGTCTGAGACCCCATTGCTCCCCACAATCAAAACATACATTATCTGGCTGATTGTCAGCTAGTTTCACTTAACTGTGCCTTTCTAGTTTCTTTAGCATCATTGACCTTCTTCATTGCCTCTTTGTCCTTGGCAACTTCTTTGTAAGCCGATGCAAAATTAACCTTGAGTTCAGTCATATCTTTGGATGCTAGGATCTTGGCAATCAACTCATCGGCATTAACAGGCTCGACATCATCCCAAAGATCCTCACCGACATACAGAGACAGGCCAAGCCCATGCAGAGCAATCGCCTTGGCTAGGCATCGCTGCATAGCTGTATTGACTGCAAATGCATCAGGGTTAGGTATGGCCTTGTTCCGGTAGTCCATTACTGGTAGTTGAGCAGTCATCGACTTGCCAAAAGCATTGACTGTGCAGAACACCATTACAGTCTCACCGAACATTACAGGCTGACCATAAGACCAAGTGGCAGTTGGATCATGTTGTAGCAATGTATCTACAGCCCATGCCCAAGACAGATAAGACAGTCCATTCTTCTTTTCGATCTTATCTGAGACATCAATCTTTCTAAGTTCCATGTAGTTAGACATTATTCTTCCTCACTCATTAGTTTGTTTTCGATATGGTCATGCACTAGATAGTAGATAGCCCGACCAAACTTTTCCCATTCACCTCTATCAGCATATTGCCTGAGATTCTCCCATTTTTCAAATCCTGCATAAGAAGCTGTTGCTTCTAAAAGATACTCTTGGAAGTTATCCAAGTCCATCGGATCACAAGGCTTGCCTGGTTGCATATGCGTAACCCAGACATACTCTTGCTTAGTATCCATGCACTCCTGATCTGCACCGCTTTCTAACCAATAATCATACTTATCCATATTTCCCCCTTAGAAACCTACAATTGGTCTTGCATAATAATCGCCTGTGCTATAGATGTAAATTGGTGGATTTACTGTAATAGGACAGTCGTAAGTCTGCCAACAAGGAACATCTGTTGGCTTGGTTTGTTTGTATTGCGTAATTGGGATCGGATTCATAATGTAGCTATTTGCACACCCAGTTAAGAACACAAACAGAATCGCTAGTAATCTCACGATATACCCCCTGTGCGATAAACATAAACGGCCATCGGAATACCGAACATGAGTAGAGCTGCAACTGCACCTACCAATATATCTTTTAATTCACCTTTGTAGTCTTTCATAATTTCCCCCTATAAATAAACCACAAATGTAGAATACCAGAAATGTAGAATAAATGTAGAAATATTTATAGGGATTTACCCTAAGTCCAAAAAGTAGATAATTAGGTGTAGAATCAAATGTCTACAAAAGGAGAATCTATGGATACTGTCGCACAAAAACAACACTTCGACAAACTGCTAGAAGTATTCGGCAGCTACAAGGATATAGCCGAGAAACTAGGTATGAAGTATGTAACTGTCTATGCCTGGTCAATGCGGAACAGCATCCCTAAAAAGCACCATAAGGCCATTATTGTGGCATCTGAGGGCAGGATTAGTCCTGAGGATCTTGCCTAGTCTTAACCAACGCACAATTGCCTTGATGGAAGAAAGAGGGTATCAATGCGATACAGTCGAATCCTACAATGCTTTTACAAGGCGAAAAAAAGACCTATTTGGTATTTTCGACATATTGGCTATTGGGCAAGGCGAGACAATTGCAATCCAGCTTACCTCAAAATCCAATATGTCTACAAGAATAAAAAAAATAAGCGAATCACCTATGTTGCCAGAAATCATAAGGTCTGGCTGGCGAATCTTGGTTATCGGATGGTATAAGAAACCAAATGGGAGATATGACTACAAAGAGTTTGAGTTTTGATTGTAAAGAAATAAAAATTGATTGTAAAAAAGTCGCAACTTTTTTGTAAAGGATGTTAAAAAAGTCGAGAAATTTTGTTTTATAATTAACTTATCGCAGATTCGAACCCTGTGAGAGATGCCCTTAATGGGTGTTTTGAGGCTTTAGTAAAGTGTTTAATGCAAGCACATTTTTCTAAAGGGTTCGAACTCAGAACACCCACTAAGGGTTTTTTGTTTCTGTGATCGCACTCCAGGCGATACTAATGTGCTTAAATCGGCAGCATGGAAGAAAAGATAGGCTCATTACCCGATGGCAAGCCTCGCAGCCTTAAATGGGGACTGCACAAAATTGTAGATAATAGGGTGAACTAATCTACAGTTGAGTAGAACATTATCTCAGGAAGGATTGGTTAGCATTAGCTAATGGATCGGTGGCAGATAGCATGGCTATCACCCTTTAGTAGACTATTGTCAAATGGAACATAAAAGTATCATTAAGTAGGATAAGGTAACATTTATGAGTCATAGGTTATGACAGAAGAAGAATATAAAACCCAAGGGTTATATTTTCTAGAGAAAGAAACTAGGTTTCCTTGCCATGCTTATCCTTGTCTTGGAGACGATAAAGGTCATGGGTTCGATCAGCACTATGTTTACCATGTCGCTTGGGCAGCTAGAAAAATAGCCGAAATCAATCCTCTACACCATACCGATATAGGCTCATCTCTACATCTTTGCACAACAGTTGCAGCTCATACATCGACTACCTACCTAGACTATCGAGTTCCTGATTTGTATATACAAAATCTATCAGTCGGACAGATTGATATAGCAAATCAATCCATTGACCCTGTAGAATCTTTATCATGCTGTCATGTCATTGAGCATATAGGACTAGGTAGATATGGTGATAATCTGGACAATGAGGGGGATCTTAAGGCTATCCAAAACCTCAAAAAAAGCACCAAAAGACATCTTTTATTTGTTGTGCCTGTTGGTGAGCCTGCTGTGTATTTCAATGCACATCGAGTCTATAGCCCTGTCTATATCGCCTCATTATTTGCAGAATTTAGTTGTCGGGAGTTCTACCTCATCCCTAACAATGGACAACAACCAGTTATTACAGAAGTTCAAGAAGTAAACCTACCATATGCTTGTGGATGCTTTCATTTTGTTAGGGAAACTACTTACTCTAAAAATGTAGAGTTCTGATAAGATTGAAGAATGATTTTAATAAAATGGATCGGCACAATACTCTGTCTCATCGGGATTGGGCTTACTTCTGTCAATATCTATCCTGCAAACATATTCCTAAGTTTGATTGGTAGCGGATTATGGACTCTTGCTGGTATATACCAAAGGGATATACCATTGATCTTGGTAGAAGCAGCAGCAGTAGCAATGTATTTTTTTGGGTGTGTTTTATACATCTCTTACGAACTTTCTAAATGGTTTTAATATGCATTGGAATCACAGAGTGGTAGACTTTACAGAAGAAAACAATGGGGAATCATGGGTAGAGATTTGTGAGGTCTTTTATGACAAAGACCACCAACCATATCTCTACACAGCAAGAGGTGTAGGAGTTGTAGGGGAAACTACCGAGGAAATAAAAGATACTTTGTATAAAATGTTAGATTGCTTAAATAAGCCTGTTCTAATGAAAGCAGACTTTAATAACAATATAAAGGTTTGGTTAGATGAAGATCCAAGTCAAGATAGTTAAAGAGCTGCCAGATGGATCGGCAGAGTGCCTTGTAACTTATGACAAGGCAGGACTAAAGTTTTTGATTCAAGCAGGTTTTGATGCAGTTATGGAAGAAGCTGTAGGGTTAAGGGAAAGGAAAAAAAATGTTCGAGCAATTTTGGCAGCAATACCCAAGGAAGGTAGGAAAGCTAACAGCAAAAAGGTCTTGGGAAAAACTAAGTCAGGAAAACAAACAAAAAGCACTAGAAGCAATAGTCGAGCATCGAAAATACTGGGTAGCAAAAGGAACTGAATGGGAGTTTATCCCTCATGCCTCTACTTGGCTAAATCAGGAGAGGTTCGAGGATGAGCTTGTAATCGAGCAAAAAGAAAACAAAAAGCCACCATTGCCTTGGTATTCATCAGACGAACTGACATTAGCTAAAGGTCGAGAACTAGGATTAAACCCATATGCAGGAGAGTCTTTTGCCCAATTTAGGACTAGGATCTCAGCCAAGATGAGTTCTGCTGGAGTTAGTGCATGAGTAATCATAAATTTCCATATAGATGGAATTTGAAAGATGCAAAATTTACTAAAGATAAAGGCAAGGTTTTTAGTTGTTTTGCTTGTGGTGGAGGGTCTACTATGGGTTACAAATTAGCTGGTTTTGATGTTCTTGGGTGTAATGAGATTGATCCAAAAATGGCAGAAGCCTACAAAGTAAACCACGATCCTAAATATTGTTTTGTAGAGCCAATTCAAACATTCAAACTTAGAGATGACCTGCCGGAAGAATTATATGATTTAGACATTTTGGATGGATCTCCACCATGCTCAAGTTTTTCTATGGCAGGTAGTAGAGAGGCAGATTGGGGTAAAGAAAAGAAGTTTAGAGAAGGACAGGCAGAACAAGTATTAGACACTTTATTTTTTGACTTTATAGACCTTGCAAAAAAACTTCAACCAAAAGTAGTTGTTGCTGAAAATGTAAAAGGATTGTTGCTTGGAGAGGCAAAGTCTTATGTTCTAAAAATATTAGAATCATTTGATGAGGCTGGTTATTTTGTAAATTATTGGTTATTAAATGCATCAACTATGGGAGTTCCACAAAAAAGAGAAAGAGTTTTCTTTTTGGCATTAAGAAAAGATATTGCAGAACCATTTTTAGAATCTGTAGATATGTTTCATATTGGCCCAGCAATTAACATGGATTTTGATGAGCAGAAAATTCCATACAAATATTTTAAGGAAGCAAAAAATTTTCAATATCCAATTAGCGAATTTTATAAAACCCTTTGGGATCAACGCATAAATGGAGATTCGTCTTTTGCAGATATAAATGGTAGGGTTCGAGGAAAACAAAATACAGGATTTGGAACAAATTTTCTTTATGAAAATAATGTTTGTGGAACTTTGACAACAAAAAAAGACTGTTATTGTTTATTTGATGAACCAAGATATTTATCAGACATTGAAACCATGTGTGTTGGTTCATTTCCACAAGATTATAATTTCTTAAACAATAAACCAGAATATTTAATTGGTATGTCAGTTCCACCGGTAATGACAGCACAAATAGCTAGTAGAATTTATGAACAATGGCTCTCAAAAATACAAACACGAATGTGCAGTAAGGCAGTTGTGTAAATGGCGAGCAGAATGGGGTTTACAGAAGTTTAGAGAATATCTATCAAAATACAAAATTGATAGTCAATTACTAAATGATTTTGCAGACCAATGGAAAAAAGGAAATAAAGGGGAAAAAGACAAATGGATATAGATCCAGGTAAAGCGGTTGAATACATAATGAAACATAGTGCTGAGTTCGCCAAGGCGAAAGCAGAAAGGGTTTATCTAGAGAACTTCTTGCGATCTAAGAAAAGCATCCTGATGGCTAAATCATCGGCTAAATCAGTTGCAGCAGCCGAGGTTGATGCTTATGCTGATCCTGAGTATATCGGTCTGCTAGAGGGCTTAAAAGAGGCAGTAGAGGCAGAGGAAAAACTCAAATGGATGCTTACTGCAGCTCAGTTAAAAGTAGAGATCTGGAGAAGCCAAGAAGCAACCAACAGGGCGATAGACAACAATGCTCGATAGTGATTTTGTCTACATCTGGGGATTGATAGTGTTTCTCATTGTTTACATTTCCATCAAGATTGGTGCAAAATAATGGACTCTACAAATTACGATTTATACCAAAAGAAGTATAAAGAAATGCTAAAAACTGCTCATTTTCTGTCGCAATTGCTAAAGAAAACTAGAGAAGAAAATGTTATGCTAAGAGCAGAACTAGAAAAGAAAACAAACCTAGAAGGAAACCACTAATGATTGATTATGCAGAGCTTGTATTAAGACTAAAGAAACTAGAAAAAGAATACCATGACTGTATGCTAAAGAAAGACCTAAAACAGGCTTTGTTGGCATCAGAGGAACTAGTTGTAGTGTCTAAGAGAATACAAGCCTATACCAAGGCGGTAAATGTATAGAAACAAAAAACTGCTAGAAGTTGCTAGACTAATACCTTGTCAGCATTGCGGGATAGAAGATGGAACTTGTGTCGCAGCCCATTCCAATCAGCTTCTCGATGGTAAAGGTAAGGGAATTAAATCGCATGATTATCGTATTGCGACCCTGTGTTATCGCTGCCACTCGGAAATCGACCAGGGAAGCAAACTCTCGAAAGTCGCAAGGGTTGAGATGTGGGAATTGGCACATCGTAAAACCATCGGAGAACTTTTTGAGAGAGGATATTTGGAAGTAAAGCTACAGTAGCTCAGTTGGTAGAGTTCCTGATTTGTAATCAGGCGGTCGTGGGTTCGAATCCTACCT